TTGGGCTTAAACAGTTATATAAAAATGCACCATTGAGAAATACTAATAGACCATTAAAAAATATTACTTTGTCTACAGGCGGTCAATTTGATCAAAAGCCTAAAGTTGAATACGAGGATGCAGCTCACTTTATGAGAGTAAATGAAATGCTAGGCGATATTATTAAACCACCTTCTTTTACACCTTCAAAGTCAGCAAAAGCCTCAAGGTTTGATAGATTAGGCGTCCATGTTGGAACTGCTGATCAAGCTAATGATAGATTTAAATTTGCAAGAGATGTAATGGAAAAAGAAGAGGGTATGACACTACCTTTAAAAATAAGAACGGACAAGCCATTTGAAATTAAAGATTTGAAAGAATTTGGCATTAAACCAGATTTAAGATTTGACATGACAGAAGTTATAGACGGTAAAACAGTTTTAACAGAAGACGGCGTTAAGGAAGTTATGAACGCATACGCTGACGCAAAAAATGTTGATTTGGATACAGGTGTAGATTTATTTAGGAAAGAACTAACCGATAAAGGATACACTAATATTCCTTATATTAATCTTGTAGAGGGCATGGATAACAGCGCAGGAGGCGTCATGGAAACATATTTACGTGGTATTGATGCTCCTTTCACAAAAGAAAACATAAGCAACATTATGTTAGTTGATAGAACTGCTAAAGATCCGGCGGTAATAAAAAGCCGGTTTGCAAAATTTAAAGATGTATATGACCCAAATATAATGGCTGGTATTACCGGCATGGGTTTGTTATCCCAGTTGGAAGGTGAGTAGCATGGAAAACGAAATAAACGAATTAGCCCAAAACCTCGAAGCTGAATTAAATCCTGAGGTAATGGGCGACGACGAGCTCCAAGGCATTCTTGGAAAAGAGATCGACGACGCAATCGATTACTCAGATAACTGGGTGTCACCGATTAGAGCGTCTGCCACCGAGTATTATCAGGGTAAACCTTTTGGTAACGAGGAAGACGGGCGCAGCCAAGTTGTCAGCATGGACGTACGGGATACCGTACAGGCGATTATGCCTTCGTTGATGCGTATTTTTAATTCTACTGACAGAACAGTTGAATATTCACCTCAGGGCCCAGAAGATGTAGAGGCAGCTAAGCAGGCGACAGAGTACGCAAACTTTATTATTAATAGAGACAATAATGGCTTTGTGGAGTTTCACGCTGCTTTTAAAGATGCGTTAATACGTAAAGTAGGTGTTCTAAAATGCTACTGGGACGACAGGACAAAATACGAGACACACGATTTAAGCGGTTTAGATGATAACGCGCTAAACGCTCTTATGTCTGACCCTGACGCTGAAGTTGAGATAGTTGCGTCTGAGCCTATGGGAGAACCTATGATGGATCAGATGACAGGTGAAATGATGCCGCCTCCGATGATGCACGCTGTTAGAATTACTTACACGCACCCAGACGGGCGTGTAAAATTAGAAGCTGTGCCATGTGAAGAATTTCTAATTTCTCGTGAGGCAAAATCTATCGAGCAAAGTGACTATGTTGCACACCGGCGTATTGTTACAGTGTCTGAGCTTGTTTCTATGGGTTATGACTTCGACGAAGTTTCATCATTAGCGTCAGCTCACGACGACATGAACACAAACGTCGAGAGAACTACACGTAACCCAGCCTTAGCTAATGAAATGAACGAGCGTGACGACGACGCAATGAAAAAAGTTCTATATGTCGAAAATTACATAAAAGTAGATTACGACATGGACGGCATTGCAGAGCTCAGAAAGATATGCACAGCCGGCGACGGTAATAAAATTTTAGCTAACGAGCCTTGCGGTATGGCCCCATTTGCATCGTTTTGTCCAGATCCAGAAGCTCACGACTTTTATGGTATGTCAATTGCCGACGCCGTCGCTGACATCCAGCGCATTAAATCTAACATCATGCGTAACACATTAGATAGCTTAGCCATGTCTATTCACCCACGAGTTGCCGTGACTGAAGGTATGGTCAATTTAGACGACGTTTTATCAACTGAAGTGGGCGCCATAATCAGGCAGAGAAGTGCCGGTCAAGTTCAGCCACTTTCCATGCCGTTTGTCGGCCAGCAAGCATTTCCAGTTTTACAATATATGGATGAAGTTAAAGAGGCTCGTACAGGCATATCTAAGGCATCTGCCGGATTAGATGCGTCAGCTCTACAGTCTTCCACAGCGGCAGCGGTAAACGCTACCGTTACGGCGGCGCAGCAACACATAGAAATGATTGCTAGAATTTTTGCTGAGACAGGCATGAAGCGCCTTTACGAAATTGTTTTATACTTAATAACCACGCACCAAGACGCTCCTAGGATGGTTCGCCTTACAAATGAATTTGTGCCAATCGATCCTCGTGTATGGAACTCCAACATGGACGTATCTATAAACGTGGCGCTTGGGCGTGGTTCAGATAGTGAGCGCATGATGATGCTACGCCAGATTGGTGAAATGCAGAAAGAGGCAATGCAAACTATGGGCGCCGCCAACCCACTTACTGACATTAATAAACTATCTAACACTTTAAAATCTATGACTGAGTTAGCTGGTTTTAAAGATACCTCACAGTTCTGGAGTGACCCAGCTCAATTTCAGCCTCCACAGCAAGAAGAAAAGCCGGATATTAATGAGCAACTTATTGCAGTTCAAATACAGCAAATACAGGCAGACATACAAAAGAAAGTTGCTGAGTTAGATTTAGAGCGCGAGAAAATGATTATGGAAGATGATCGTAAACGTGACGAGCTCGACGCCGAGCTGTTTGTGAAAGCTGAAGAAATGAGTGCTAAATATGGTTCACAGCTTAACGTTGAAAAGATCAGAGCTGACTTGGCTATTAACAGAGAGGTAATGAAAGCTCAGGCTGACATAGTTAAAGGGTCTATAGATGACGAAGAGTAAGCAACAAGTCATCGACGACGGCCGGTATGCTGAGCGTTTAATGGGCGACGTCGATTTCAATAGAATGCTAGACGAAATAAAAGGGGATTGCCACTTACAGTTTGAGTTAACTGACATTGGTGATAAGGATGGCCGCGAGGCTATTTATATGAAATTGCGTGGTGTTGAAGCCGTCAGGCAGGCGCTGCGTGCAATGGTTGATAACGCGAGTATTGAAATAAAATCAAAATAGTCGCATAATAGGAGATAATATTGATGTCAGAAGTCAACAACCCACAAGGGAATGATCTGCAATCAGCACAAAATGCAATTAGGCAACTACTTACGCCCGAAGAGGATAACGTAACGGAGCCGAACGCGCTTGAGGCCGAAGAGACACAAGAAGAAGTTGTCGAAGAAGCCGAAATGCCTGAAGAAGAAGTTTCTTTAGAAGAAGCTGAAACGGAAGGCGAACTTGAAGTCGAAGAAGAAACTGAAGAACTCGAAGACCAATCTTTTGACATACTTGCACATACTGTGGAGGTAGACGGTGAAGAGATTACAGTTGAAGAGCTCCGACGTGGAAACCTGAGACAGAAAGATTACACACGCAAGACACAAGAGTTAGCTGACGCAAAACGTAGTATGCAAGCTCAATTCGAAGAAGTCGAACGTGAACGTGCTCAGTATGCTCAACTACTTCCAGCTTTGGAAGAACGGTTGAACTTACCAGCGGAACAGGAGCCTGATTGGGATAAACTGTACGACACAGACCCCGTGATGGCAGCGAAAGCAGAGCGTCAATGGAATAAGCAGAAGGAAGAACGTAAAGGTCAACTGGATGCTGTACACCAAGAGCAAGAAAGAATGGGTAAAATTAACGAAGAGAGGAACGCGCAAATGCACGCTCGATACGTTGATGAGCAAAGACAGATCTTGCCTGACCTTATACCTGAATGGCGCGACGTTAAAGTCGCTAAACAGGAAGCTACAGAGTTACGTGATTTTCTCATAAACCAAGGTTTTACTGAGGAAGACGTAAGTGGACTAGCAAATGCTTCGCTTGTGAAGTTAGCTCGAAAAGCCATGTTATATGATCGAGGACAAACTCGTGCAACTAAGGCAAAGACTAAGCCTAAGCCGAAGTCCAAGACACTTAAAACGGGCTCTCGAAACTCACAGCCAAAACCGAAAGCGGCACAAACACAAGCGCTTCAGCGCGTAAAACAGACTGGCCGTGTGCAAGACGCAGCGGCTGCAATTAACACGTTACTAAGTAATAGGAGGCCATAATGGCTATTGTAGCAAACACATTTACGGGCTATTCGGCTGTAGGTATTCGAGAAGAATTATCTAATATAATTCAGAATATTTCGCCAGAAACTACGCCCTTCATTTCTAACGTTGGTTCAGAAAATGTGACCAACACTTACTTTGAGTGGCAGGAAGACTCGCTTTCCGCTGTTTCGACTACGGCGCAGATTGACGGTGATGATGTAGCATCATTTGCCGCTACAGCCGCGACTACTAGAAAAGGTAACTATACCCAAATTCTACGTAGAACCACAATCATTGCAGACAACCTTGCAGACCAAGACACCGCAGGCCGCACCAATGAATTAAGTTACCAATTGGCCAAGCGCGGAAAAGAAATTCGCAGGGATTTAGAAGCAACTATGCTTCTAAATAATGCAAGTGTAGCAGGGAACGCATCTACTGCCAGAGAAACTGGTGGCTTAGGCGCTTGGATTGCAACTAACGAGAATGTCGGTACAGGCGGCGGTTTAACAACCGGTGACGGTACAACAGCTCGTACAGATGCGGCTTCCAATAATATGCGTGCGTTTACAGAAACCATTTTGAAGGATGCAATGCAGCAAGCATTCGTATCCGGTGGTGAGCCAACGATGCTAATGGTTGGTCCGGTTAATAAGCAAAAAGTATCAGCTTTTGCCGGTGTTGCAGCGCAACGTTACCAAGCTCCATCTGATGGCCCAACCACAATTATCGGGGCGGCTGACGTTTATCTATCTGATTTTGGGACACTTTCTGTGATCCCTAACAGGTTTCAACGTGAGCGTGACGGATGGTTATTAGACCCAGAATATGCGTCAGTATCTTACCTACGTCCGATCCAACAGGTTGAGCTTGCGAAAACTGGTGACGCTGAGAAGTCAATGATCTTGGTGGAAGCTGGTTTGAAAGTTTCAAACGAAGCTGCACACGCAATTTGTGCAGACTTAACCATAACATAATAATATGTTAGGGCGACGCAAGTCGCCCTACTTTAACTCAGGAAAAACAATGGGTCAAAAACGTTTATTTGATAGAGATCCTATGATGGGGACGTCTACTTACTGGCACGTTACAGATAAGGGCGAGTATATGCTGGAAACCGTTCAGGACGTTACGGCAATAGCTAATAGAAATAAAAAAGAATACAACCAATCACCTAATAAATATGGGGACGTAAATAAGGTAGCATCTATTCCACTTTCCGTGTATTATGAATTAAAGCGTCAGGGTATTGTTAATGATCCCAAGGCTTTACGTAAGTGGTTAAATGACGGCGATAACAGAGTTTTTAGAACAAGGGCAGGCACACTTTGAGTATAGCAAATTACACTGACCTAAAAAATACAATCGCTGATTTTTTAAACAGAAGTGATTTAACGGCGGTAATTCCAACATTTATAAGTTTAGCTGAAGCAGATATTAACAGAAATTTGCGACACAGACTTATGGAAAATAGAGCTACAGCCACAGTTAATTCAAGATACAGCGTCTTACCTACCGATTTTTTAGAGCCCATCAGGTTACACTTAGAAGGAACTAACCATAATCCTTTGGAACTTGTAGGTTTGTTTGAAATGCAAAAGAAAAGAGCTGCTTCTCAGGATGTGGCTAATAAACCATTATTTTATGCCTTAACTCAAAGCGAAGTGGAGTTATTTCCGACGCCTAACCTTAATTACGATTTGGAAATGTATTATTATGCAAAAGTTCCAACTTTAAGCTCAAGCACAGCTACCAATAATATTTTAACTAATCACCCAGATATATACTTATACGGCAGTCTTAGTCACAGCGCACCTTACCTAGCAGAAGACCCAAGAATACAGGTATGGGCAGGGTTGTATAAAAATGCTATAGACGGCGCAAATCAAGAAAGTCAAAGATCTAAAAATAGCGGATCAGGCATGAGTATGAAAATAGAGGCGTATTAATGACTACTATTGTCAAACGTGCAACTAAAGGCGCTCCTCTTACACACGATGAAGTTGACGCTAACTTTGATAACCTAAATAATGATAAAATAGGTGTAACTGGCGGTACAGTAAATGACGATGCTATTGTTAACTTTGGCAACAGCACAGACTTACAGATTTATCATACAACTACTGGTAATGATGGTTACATTAAGAACAATACTGGTGAGTTATACATTCGTGGCGATAACATTACGTTAGGTGCGGTAGACGCAACAAGCCCAACATTTATTACAATGGATGAAAACGGTGCTGTTGAGTTATTTTTTAACAATAGCAAGAAATTAGAGACAACAACAGATGGCGTAACCATTAATGGTGGCCTCACTGTCACTGGCGGCTTTACTACAGCTAGTCTAGGCGTAACAGGCGCTTTGACTGTTGATAGTATGACTGTAACAAATGCTTTAACGGCAGGCTCAGTTATAACAGGATTAATTACAGCTAGTGGTGCGGTAACAAGCGCAGGGCTTACGTCAACTGGCGATGTATCGGTAACAGGTAATGTAACGGCAAGCGGAGATATGTCTGCCAGCGGTGTTACGGCAACATCTGTTACCTCAACAGGAAATATTAGTGGTTCGGCTATATCGGCTACCACAGTGACAACAACAGGCGATATTACGTCTGGAAGTAATGTTATTGCTACTGGAAGTATTACTTCTGATAGCGTAGCAGCTAATGGTTCCATCTCTGGTGGGGCTATCAGTTCAACAGGTGCGATAACGTCAGGTGGCGGTATTAATTCTGTTGGCAATGTGACTGTAACTGGAGCGTTAAGTGTGACAGATGCAGAAACAACTAGGTCAAACCTCGATGTCGATAGGGCAGGCGAGGCATTGGCATTCAGTATAGCCTTGGGTTAATTAGAAAAGGAGTAAATCATGGCTGATGCAGCGAAAGCTACAATGGAAGTTACAGTCCTTCCAGATGAGATTGCAAAAACATTCTCAGCGACAATGACTGTCACACCTGAAGATGCAAACGACAAGTGGTACTACAAACTATCTTCAGTAAACAACACAAGTTCAGACCTTATTGCAGGGTCTTTTGTGGACTACACCGCAGTAGATAGCTCTACAGCACCAACTGCTGTGGCCGCCACAGATAAAGTTAAGTTTCTTTACATTAAGAATGTAGACGGAAACGGTGGCTCTATCCATGTTTGTTTTGACGCAGGAACGGCAACGGCAATTTTGGGTGACGCTGTTACAATAGGGCCAAACGAAGCTTTTGCGGCACGTTTACCAAATGCAACGGTTGCAGAAATTCACGCAATTTCATCAGCTTCAACTGTTGAGTGTGTTGTTTGCGCTTTGCTTGACGACATTTAGGTAAGAGGTAAGCACATATGGCTAATACGTTTAAAAACTACACAGCGGCTTCAGTCGGTCAGTCTGAGGAAACTGTATATCAAGTGCCGCAAGGTACAACGTCAGTGGTTATTGGATGTAATTTAGCCAATGTGCATACTGCTCAAGTAAAAATATCTGTCAAGGCCGCATACGTTCATTTGGTTAAAGATGTACCTTTGCCAAGTGGCGCGGCCTTGTCAGTTCTTGATGGAAAAGTTATCCTGCAAGAAGGAAATACGGTCACGATAGAAAGTGACACAGA